TTAGGTCTTTGTGCCCTTACATACAATATCCGCTATTTTTCCAGCAGATTCATTAAAAATATAAATTAGATTTGGATCTGTAACACATACTGATGCCTGAAATAAGTCTCTCACAAATATCCAAATATTAAATTGAGTATCTTGCTGTGAACTACTACGTTGAGTTTGAGCATATTGGTTCGCTGCATTCGTGAAAATGCTGCTCCATTTTTGACCAAACCCCTCAAGCTGAGCTTCCGAATACCCTCTGAGATCGATTACTTGATCAACACGAGTGGAGTTTGGACTGTAAATCACGATAAATGGACCAGTTGAGTATGCAATACTCGGATGTAGCTTATTCAGCTCACTTGCAGCAAGTGCATAATCATAAACCGCTAAAATCTGCTGACAATCAGCTGTATCTTGTGGAATCTCTTGGGATACTGGAACTTTCGTAACAACTTGCTCTTCAATTGCTACATTATGATAGTTAGACACATCCTCGGTTGTCTCTAGCTGCACAAAGCCTTTACACAACGCCATATTCAATTTTTTTGCGTTTATGCTATTTCTAAAAAAAATAGCTGCGGAAGGACGAATGCTATTCGCTACTGGAGGTAAATCCGCTAAAGTTGTGGTGAATTGACGAGACATGTAATCACTGGAACTAATAGGCGCCGGTGGAGCAATCACCATAGCTGGTGGTGGAGGTGCTGGCGCTGCAACGGGATGGTTAATAACAGTATGAACTTTTTCGATAGTATTAACTTTACATCTACTACCAGACTCAAATTCGATTTCAGTTAGACCAATCAGCTTTGTTTTCTTAATATCTTGATCAACACCTAAAAACTTAACTTTGTAGGTAGTACTATTATCAGACACAAATTTCTGACACTCTGGAGACTTGATATAAGCAATTCTTTCTTCTGTTATGAAAAATAAATCCTCTCCATCTTTCTCGAGAGTACCAGACACCTCAGCAAAACTTGAACTTGTTAAGGTTGCAAGAAGCACACCTAGCCATATCCTTTTATGTAATAGCATTACACCACCCTAAATAAATTTACATTTTGTATCTAATTTAATACACAAGCATTGTTATTAAAATTAGAACGATGAGGTTTTTTGAATTATTAATAATCTTTTTATTAATAAAAACATTAAAACTAAATTATCAGATCAATAATTTATTCTTATTACTTTCATAGTGCTTACATGAAAATCAGATATTAAAAAACCACCTAGGATTAGAACACCTAAGTGGTTGTTTTATATGGTGGGCCCACCGTGACTTGAACACGGGACCAACGGATTATGAGTCCGCTGCTCTAACCAACTGAGCTATAGGCCCTATACTTTATAACCTATTGTATTCACTACAATTCAGCTTGAGACCAATATTAGCTAAATTCAAGTTTAATTACAAGTTATTTCTTGAGTAGACCCATAGTAGACCGCAGAAATTACTGTAATATATAGCTATATATTGTCAAGCCTAGCGGATTCTAGCCCATGTCAGCAAACCGAGTAAAGCTTACAAAGTCATTTATTGATCAACTCGAACTAAAACCTGCTATTTTTCGTGATAGTGAGTTAATTGGTTTTGCTGTACGGGTTAATACCTCATATAAAACATATATCGTTGAGAAAAAAGTTAATGGCAGGTCTACTCGGTCTACTTTAGGTATTCACGGTCAAATAACCCTCACTCAAGCAAGAGTATTGGCTCAAGAAGCCCTTCTTGAAATGACGAAAGGTGTAAATCTTAATGAGAAGAAAAAGGATCGTATTACGGACGCTGAGAAGCTCTATCAGGTAAAGCAGCAGCAACCTACTCTCTTTGAAGCCTACAGTGTTTATATTGATGAGCGAGAGCTAAAACCACGTACACTTGATGACTATAGCGACGTTATTAATGGCTACTTATCTGATTGGAAAGATATCAAATTAAAAGATATCAACCGCAAGATGATTCAGGATAAACATAAAGAATTATCCGAACGCAGTAAGGCCCAAGCAAATATGGTTATGCGAGTTTTTCGCGCAATTTATAATTTCTCAATAGAACATTATTTAGATGATGATGAGAATCCAATTCTTCCACCTATCAATCCTGTGCGTACGCTAACTGCAAAAAAAGCTTGGAATAAAATTAAAAGAAGAAAAACATATATTAATGAAGATAAATTACCTGACTGGATTAACGCTGTATTAAATTTTCAAGATCGTGGTCAAAAACTTGAGACTAACAAAGATTTCCTGCTCACCTTGATTTTGACTGGCTTTAGACGAGAAGAATGTGAATCACTCGCTTGGTCTGCAATTGATCTTAAATACGGCTTTATCACTTCAATAGATCCCAAAAACAATGAGCCGCATACATTACCTATGGGCGATTATTTATGGGCAATGATGAAAAAACGAAAAGCAGTTATAAATACTGAATGGGTCTTCCCTTCTGCAAAATCAGTTTCTGGCCATATTACAAATATTTCTAAAGTGCGGAATAAAATCAACGAGAGCTGCGGTATACCTTTCACTTTCCATGATCTTCGTAGAACGTTCGGCTCAATTGCTGAAGGTTTAGATTATGGGAAATATACGATCAAAAAACTGCTGAATCATAAAGAAGAAGATGATCGAGACGTAACAGCTGGCTATGTGCAAGTAAGCGATAAAAAACTACGGGCTGCTATGAATGAGATAGAAGAAATTGTTTTAGGTGAACACAGACAAAACCATTCCGATAAATGATGGAATGGCAGTTTGGTTTGAAAGGAAAATTGTTAAATCTAAAAAGTAAAAAACCGCTTAAATAAGCGGCTGTTGCGGACGCGAGTTCAACTCCCGCGATATCAAAGACTAAGAATGATTATTTAATAAATGATACCGATCCATAGCAGCTAAATGCCAAGGGTATGTTTCAATCCTTTTTCTTAACTCCGCCTGTTTTTCTTTTTCAATAAATGTCCATGCGACAAATCCACCATCATTAAAATGATCATGGATAGCAGAACTCATGTGGGGATTAATTCCTCTAACTGCTGTACCAAACTGACGCCACCATCCACTTAACCATACTAGATGCATCGCCATTGCTCTGACATTCATTGTGCTTGGTTGTTTGTCTGAGCTGAATAAAGCAATCAGATGATGGACGTATTCAACCGCTACAGAAATCTGATCTAGTGATATCTCATCTATACCCTTTACATTAAAGCGTTGGTGTATGAGTTTGTAGGCATCGGAAAAGTTGAGATGTTGTGACTTTGCCACAAGCATATTCACAGCATCGTTTAAAACCACACGTTCAGTTTTATGGTTCTTGGTTTTAGGTTGTACTTCCCTATCCAAAATGTCTAGAACCCATTTGCGGAATTCTTTGGCTACTGGTGTACGGGCAAACATAGCAATCAAATGACATCCACGGAGTGAAAAAATCCGCATACCCAAATTGGGTAGCTGCGGGTTTTCTATCACTTGCGTCATTTTGCTAGTAAATTCATCTGCTTTACGGTTGAAAATTTTACTGACCGCATTTTCCTGTTTATAACCTAAAGTACGAGCCAATTCTGTAGATGTAATCCAAACTTGCTCATCATTTTGTTGTATAGGATGCAATGTGACTGTATTGAATGTTAGACTGTTCATATCAGTTTTCTCGCTGAAAATTGGTAACTCGCCCCGTGATCCGCCAAGATTGTTCGGGGCGTTTTTACACCCCAGTGGGGTTTATTTAAAATTTATTCTTAATGATCTCTATTGTCAACCCCAGTGGGGTGTATTATTATTAAAACATTTCCGAAAACTGATTATCGATATGAGCAAGCATCTAGGGGTCGAATATAAAGTTCGAATGCCACAAGAACTAAAAGATAAAATTGCAGAATCTGCGAAAGAACTTAACCGCTCTATGAATGCGGATATTGTTGCTAGGTTAGAAGAAAGCTTTTTAAGAAATGAAAGCTCAGTTCCCCCACGTTCAGAAGTTAAGATATTTCATTTAAAAAACGGTAAAAGACGTGTTGTTTATGGCAAGCTTTTAAATAACCTTAGCCTAGATTACACACAGGAACTTGATCAACTTCGAGATGATATTCATCTTTCACTTGAAGTATTAAGTGGTTCTTCATTTTGGAATTCATTAAAGTTTTTGAATAAGGATGTTTTAGTTTATAAAGGCGATAATCATATTGATGTTGTAGATAATGGTAAAAAAAGTCTTGGGTGGTTGATTGTTGAAGACCATCTTACAAATGAATATATGAAAAATAAAATGCAGAAACCATCTAAATCAGATGTGCTATTAAATTCAATCATCGAGCACAACAATGGGAAAATTCCGCACATTGAAATACAAACAGCAGAATACTCAAAAGATAAAAACTATATCTCTATAAGAGCTGAGATATCTGACACAACAACTAATCAAAACAATTTGATTGATTATATTAAGCTACAGAATTGCGAAAAAGTATATTTGTTTGCAACATCTCGTAACGCTAAAGAATACCCACAATTCTCAGAATTTTATGGACCAGAGTCCAATTTACCTCTGCTTGGAGCAATTGCTCAAGTTGAAGTTCAAGGCATTAATACTTACGTTATTTTCGACGGTCTATTCTTGAATACGCAACGACGTCCTCGTTATTTAGAAGTTGAGCAAGTTTTAAATGAGTCTATTCTGAGCTCGAAAGTAAGCTTTATTACAAGTTCTGCACCATTCACACGTCATCTCAACACAATTGAAGCTGTAGAGGAACTAATTTCATTGCCTGTTAAGCAATTAACAGATACCTCTCGATCAGAATTCTTTAGCTTATTAAGCGATTATACTGAAAACGAAATTTAATTTAAGTTAATAAAAAAGCACCTTAAGGTGCTTTTTTAAGATTCTGCCATAATTTACTTTCCATTTGTTCAACATCCTTAAGCTCAACAAATTTGTACCTATAATTTCTAGTCGCTAAAGAGGCTTTATCCACTAAAACCAATGTATCCGAGACTTTTTCGACTAGATACCATTCTGTTGAATCATCTTTAAGTACTATCTTATTAGAAGCTTTGTTAGGAAATTCAAAGTTTTTACTGATACCATTCACAGCAGGAGCAACAACTAAGACCATAAAAATACATACAGACTTTACTACTAGACTCTTATTAATATTAAAAAAAATAAGTGTATTTATAAAAATTAATTTTAGTATCAGCGAAATGAATGTCATATCAAACACTGGAAGATAATGAGTAACAATAAATATAAGATTTATAAAAACAATTAACTTCCATGATATCCTATCCATAACATCAAATTTCATTATTGAATAGGCATACAAAGCAACCAATGCAAATAGTATTGAAGAATATGAACTCAATGCTAATTCAGTATAACTAAAAGAACTTATTAGAAACTGAAGATCAAAAGCTAACAGATAACCAACTTTATAAAAAACTCCGATAATTAGTGGAATGATAGTAATTATAGGAATATAAGTCAGTACATCATTTATTTCTATTTTGTTCATTCTATCCCTATTAAACAGAATAAATAATATGCTTGCGCTCATACCAAACTAGGAAAAAATGTGCTTGTAATATATATCCCCAAGCTCTTTGTGTATTACCTAATCTGAATCGAAAAATATTATCTGAAAATTCATCCAATTCTAAATATAGAAGCCATCTTTCTTGTGCTTCTTCATGTAAGTCATTAAGCTCATGACTATGATGCATTTTATGACCAGTATCAGAGGAGAATGAATCTATTTCTTTCCACGTGAGTTTTGTAAAATCAATAAATTTCGGTTCAATATCTGAATCCCATTCAGTTGTATTCCACGCCCTACTTTCCCCCCAAGACCAATGATCTAGTTGATCAGCTTTAGATATACACCAAGTAACATTACTTGAAAAACGAGATTTTTTTAGTGTAGATGTTGGTACTGTTTTCGCCGCCGCTTCAAGATTCTGGCGTTCCAAATGAGGGGCTAAGTTCAATTCCTTTTTTGAAGTTTTTACAATCTCAGCTTGTTTAGGTTCTTTTTCAAATAAAAGTATATTTTTAGTTCTGATGCTTTTTTTCTGGTGACCATCTATTTTTTGTTGCTGCCTTTGCAGTCGCTTTTCTTTTTTAGAAATCATGTTTTATAGTGCGGTATAATATTCATGCATAGAAGCTTTTGTAATAACTGTATTACAACGCTCGCCTGGTTCACAATCCCCACGAGCATTAATCCAAGGATCTTCTTGATGAGTTAAACTACTTAGCCATTGAGCGCTCTTCTTACCGTAATAATCTAAAACTTCATCAACAGATTCACGCTCAGCATCAAGCAACTCATTCTCATTCGCAGTCGAAAATAATTCAGAAGATACCTTAAACATCCCTTTATGCTTTTGATAAAGTTCAGGAATTACTGGGCCATTTGCCCAAGCTTGAAAATCCTCTGCAAATAATTCTTCATCTTCCCATGCCATATGCCAAGCCTGAGAGTAGTACATTAATTTTTGTAATTTCATTGCTGAAATTTCACCCATTTTTTCTGTGATATATTTTGCAACATCAAGAAATTGAGCCATATTTTTGTACCTTACAAAACCTATAGATATAAAAAATGGTAAGTTATCTTAAAACTTACCTTATAGGTAAATTCTATACTATTTTTAGAATTAAAAGTGACTATTTTGAAGTTTTGTCAACCAATTTTTAGGACTATATTTTAATTTTGTCAACTAATTAAGAAAACTCAAAATCTTTTCACATTTTCTATACCAGTTGGATGGTATTTATAAATAGTTAAACAGCACAATCAATTGACTTAAGGGTATATTGGAAACCGTAAAATTAGCGGAAATTTCCCATAAAGTTTTGAAAGCAGGAATCATCATGATTACATTGCACCACTTAGACCAATCACGCTCTTTCCGCATTTTGTGGTTACTAGAAGAAATCAAACAACCATATCACTTGCAACGCTATTACCGTGATAAAACTACTCATTTGGCACCTGAGTCACTAAAAAACATTCATCCTTTAGGAAAATCCCCTGTGATTGAATGGCAAGGTAAAGTCATTGCGGAATCAGGGGCTATCGTAGAATTACTGATTCATAGACTTGCACCACATCTCGCACCAGATACAAATGACGCTAGTTATGCAGATTACCTACAATGGATCCACTTCGCAGAAAGCTCTGCGATGGTGCCATTTTTATTAAAAACGTTTAATCAAATAGAAACCAAACACGGCACAAAGTTAGTGTTTCTAGAAAACTATACTCAAATCGAGTTTGATAAAGTTTTTGGTTATTTAAATGATTATTTAAAAGATAAATTATTTTTAGTGGACGATCGTTTAACTGGCGCAGACTTTATGATGGGATTTGCACTACACGGATTAATTCACCATATGAAACAAGGTGAAAAATTCCCACATATCAAAAGCTATGTCGATCATTTGAGCTCATTACCAAGTTGGAAAGCTGCCGAAAAAATTGAACAAGATGATGTAGTGATCTAAAAAGAAAAGCATATTTAAGGTGCGTTTCGAAAAACCAACCTTTAAAAGCCCTCTTATGAGGGCTTTTACAAATACAATTAAGATGATTGTTTACTGGGTGAAAATGGCAAGAATTGCCCGAACAAGAAATAATAAGGAAAGAACATGAAGTTTAATTTTTCGTTGGATGCTGCAATCAGCAGATTCTGGTGGAGATTTTAAAGCATACGACACTGACATACTTGGCAGAGATTCTGGTAAAAAGTTTAATGAGTTTAACTTTGAACAAAAAGGACGCTTAATTGAGTTTTAGTTTGATGCTTGCTACCTCCAGAACGTAAATCCTTCCCGACCACATCATATACAAAGTTTAAAGCTTTTAGGGTATGTTGAAAGAATCTTGAGAGATTTTATTCTAAACCCACATGATAAATCATTATTACCGAGCAGCTAAAGATGATAAAAAAGAGCTTAAAATTTAGCCTTGTGTTGACTATAGGTATTGTATTAAATGCGTGTAGCCAAGGTTCGCGGCCATTAGAGATAACCATTAAACAAGATAATCTATGTGCATTTACAAACAATACTAAAACTTACTATGGTGTTGATAATACATTTTTAATTTACTTGGGTAAGATTGACTATACTAAAGAGTTCAAAAGTACTTACGAAAAGCTTTATAAAAATGCGCCTCTCCCAATAGATGAAAAAAATTGTGTTCTAATACCTATCAAGGAAATCGAAAAAAATATTGCTTATGAGATTGTATTAAGTACAAATAAAAGTTTTAAAACAAATGTTTGTTTAATTGATCGTAACAATAACTTATCTATTAAATACGTTGATCCTGGTAAATCAACCTGTGATTAATCCATGTACAATCTAAAGCCCTCTTATGAGGGCTTTTACACGAATTTAAGAGCCAAAGGATTAACATGAGGAAAAACATTTACCTAGAATGGTTTATCGTCTATAAAAACTAATTTTGATAAGAAAGCATCTAACAGATAAAAATATGTCAGCATTTTTCATAATCATGGGATTCATCTTAGCTTTTTCTGGAATGATCTTTGGCCCATATATATTTCATAAACACATCAGAAACACCCAAGAAGCTAAAGCAATGGGCTTTTTATGTATGCTTCCTGGTATGTTTGTTGTGATGCTTGGCTTTTATTTGAGATGAGAAATTTATACCCTCATCAGTAGCCATTTGTAATTATTTTCTTTAAAAAGATAGATCAGTGGTTCAAAATATTTTGAGATCGTTTTCTAAAAATAAACGAACTTAACCATTAGGTATTTCAATTAATCTGTAAATTTTGGAATTAATTTTACAGCTTCTATAGAACTTGTATACCCAAGTGACTTATCAATAGCATGAGTCACTTGATCAATAATCCAGTTTCCGTTAATCCCTTCTCGCACCTCTCTAATTTCCAAAGGCATTTCCGCAGAAAGTAGTGGATTACCTGGTAATGTCAGACTTAAGGTTTCTTCACCTCGCTTGGCTGAGTCCAACGCAGACTGCGCTGCAACTTGTGCACTCTTTTCATCTGAGTAACTATGTTTTAAACGGCGAACTGGTTCACCCTCACCCACTTTCACTTCATGACGCTTGGCATTCTTGCGTTCATTCCAATAGGTAATTATAGTGCCCGCGCTATCTTTAGAGCTTTGCGTCATACGCCAACTGCTCAAGTCCCAACGGGTTAAACTGACAGATGCTAAACCGCTTTCCCCACGTTTTAAAAATAGCAACTTCCCACCTGCGGCTTTGCAGATCACATCGTAGCGTTTGGCCACACGCAGTAAAAAGTTAATGTCTGATTCATCTGACTGATCCATATGCGGTAGCGTTACTAACTTCAAACTATCACTGACTTTGGAAGTTAGGCCATGTTCACCAGCAATCTTTTTGACCACAGCATCTATGGTGGTTTCCTTTGGCCATGAGCGTGTTTTTTGCGACATGATGGAAGTCTTACCATCCTTGCTTTCAGTTTGAATGCTTGCTCGTGCACGAATGTTCATCCTCTCTGGTGGACCTTCAAGCTCAATCTCATCCACAATGAATACACCCATCTTGATTAGGTCGGCATCGTAGCCCATATACACTTCAAGCACCGCCCCCTTAGGTGGCAAGCTTATCGGCTGCTTTGGATCATCTGCCAAGATCATTTCGCACAGATCTGACTCGTACCCTGTTTTGTCCGTGACCTGAATAGACAGCAAAAAATTGGCAAGTACGGCGGTAATGTCGGCACCATTAGCCACAACACGAAAGCAAGGTTTTAATCCCATAGTTTTACCTGCTTATTGGAAATGACCGTAGATTGTTCTTGTTCGGGTAAGGTGATCATTAAGCCTTCAGGTAACACGGCACCATAGTCCGCCAAACCGACATTCAGCTCTAAAATGGTTTCCACAATTCGGTTATTGGTATTGCCATAATACTTGTAGGCAATCTGATCCAGCACATCACCTTCTTTAGTCAGATACTCAGCCATGCTTATAATCCTAATGAATTTTTAACTTTCGAAAGCAACCCAAGTACAGATGCATTTTCAGATTCTTTGCGTAACGTAATGGTAAATTCCTGACGGCGTGGTACGCCAAAGCCTGCAAACTTAGTCTGCCCTTCATCTATCTGTGTGACGCACCAATAGCCCTCAACTCGACCTGTGCCTGTAATCAGTAACAATGGATCACCTTGAGCAGCGAGGGCACGTAAATTATGCAATTGCCCTGTGCCACCTTTAAATTCTGGAAAGATGATACCGGTTAAAGTCTGTGTATCCTCACCTGGTCCTAGATATTGTAGGTTATCCCAGCCACCATAAACTTCTTGTGCTCCCCATTTATATTGCGTGCTGCGGTTCAGCTCTTGATAGGCTGCGGTATAAATCCCAAATTTAAATGACCCTAAACGCATCATGGTGAGGAATGAACCGTAGATTTGACCATCCATTACTGACTGTACCCCCAATCTAAATTACTGCTGCGCTGAGCAACGGCAGTTTCTTGTCTCATCAGCTTTACTGCCTCTTGGGCTATTTGTTTTGGATCTTGTCCTGGTGCAGCATGAATCGTGAATGAGTTAGTGAAGTTTTGTTGTGGTGCCGCACGTTGTGATGGAGCGCGGGCAATAATCGGGGGTACTTGAGTCGGTCTTGCCACCGTTGGTGGTAATGACTGAGAAGTAGGTCTATTCATTCGAGTTTCACCAATCTTAGGCATAGAAGGTTCGTTATCACCTTTCCACCAAGATTTCACCGAACCCCATACACCACCCACTTTTGAAGCGTTATTAATGATCCAGCTAAATCCATTAATCACAGCTTTTAATGGTGTAAGTACTAGGTTAATTGCACTCCCAACTATTTCACCAAAGGCCTTTCCTGCGCTTGTTGCTTTTTCAATGTCTTCTTTACTTGCATTTACTGGCTTTAATAAATCCTTAAACCAGTTAAATACTGTAGACACAGCTTTACTCACGATATCCCATGCTGCCCCAAGTAAAGGTGTGGATTGAATTAATCCACTGACCGCAGATGTAAATGGCTCAATTCCTGCTTTTAACCCCTGCCAGAATCCTTGGAAAAATGCTTTGATGTAATCCCAATATTTATAAATGGCCATACCTGCACCAATCGCAATTGCAGCCACAGCACCCCATGGCGTGCGCAGTAAAGCTAAGCCAACTTGTTTAATCACAGTGCCAATCACACTAAAAGTCGTACGGATCATGGAACCTGATGTCGCAAATCTTGCAATGGCTTGTGCGGATCCACCCAGCACACCTTTAAGTTTACTTACGGCTCCACCAAAAATTAAAAATGGGGCTTTTAACACAGTAAATACTTTGCCTAAAGTCAGCCCTGAAGTGGAAAGTCGAGTGAAGCCACCCACCAGTCCTAAAATAGGCGACTTCATAGCAAACATGACTAATCGTACTGCTAAGAATCCAACCTTAAAGGCCATCAATGCTGCAGCAACTTTGACTACGGTACTGGTTAGTTTGGGATTGGCATTTGCCCAGTCTGTAAAAACAGTTACCACACTCCCCACCTTATCCATGATGTCATTCACCACAGGTAAGAGAACTGAGCCGATATTGATGCCACCTTCCGTAATTTTATTTTTAAAGGTTTGCCACTGAGCCTGCGTGGTTTCCATACGCGCAGAGAATTCTTTATCCATAGAACCTTGAGCATCTGAACTATTTGCAAGTCGCAACTGTTTTTCTAATTCGTTACGGTTGTTCATTAATTTGGAAAATGTATCCCAGTGCTCGGCACCTAAAAGTGTAGCGACCGCATCAATTTGACTAGTTCCACCCTCCTTAGCAATTTTAGGCAACTGATTAATCTGATCCATCACCTTAAAAATAGTACCAACTGCATCCGTTTGCATGCCCTTTTCAAGTTGATTGGTGGTCATGCCAATTTCTTCCACCATTTTGATAAACGGCTTAGACTGCGTATTGGCTGCACCAAATTTAGAAAAGACGGCGTTAATGGCTGTACTGGCAGTTTCTGACTTTTCACCCAATGAAAGTAAGGTAGACCCCATGGCCGCAACATTTTTATCGGTAATTTTGACCATGGATGCTGTACCACCAACGCGCTGCATAAAGTCGATAATGTCACCACCCGCAGACAGTGCATTGTCATCTAGATAGTTAATGGTATCGGCTAATTCACTGATATTTTTGATCGGTCGCTTGTACATGTTAGCAATCTTGCCCATATCCTCGGCAAGTTGGTCATAAGGCAACTCAAAAGCAGTTCCCATTTTGACTACTTCTTTGGTGTAGCCAACAATATCTTTTTTAGAAATCCCCATTTTTAAACCTGCACCCGTCATGGTGGCCAACTCATTATTGGTGACTGGTAAAGTGCGACCGAGCTGCAAAATCTCCTGACGTATATCGAAGAAATCTTGAGTCAGTTTGCCTGAGCTATCCCGTGCACCATCTAACTGTTTTGCGACACCGAGCATAGCCGTTTCAAAATCTGCCGCCATCTTAATGGGTGCACCAAGAGTAATCGTGGTGGCGATTGCCCCGCCAATCTGACCTTTGGCTTGTTCAAATTTTTCTCTGTTTTTAAGGCGTGCAGACTCGACTTGATTTAGTCGTTCTTGTGCTTTAGTGAGTCGGTTTATTTCTGCTGTTACTGCGGAATATTTGGCACGCAAGTTGTCGACGTTCTTGCCCATGCCTCCAAAGGTTTGAATGGCATGACCTAATTCTGTTTGATTTCTTTTAAGCTTATTAACTTCAGTGCCAATTTTGCCCAATTGAGATGTGGTCGAGCCAATCGCAGTTTTAAGACTACCTGCAACTGCTCCTCCAATTGTAATGAGTGCATTAAGACGCTTATTTGCCATGACAACATCTGAAGGTTAGAGATGATTTCATGTTGAATGGCTAGAGGGAATTTTTCATTATTCACTATTTCAGTGCTGTATCTATGTTCTATGAAAAAAGCACCCTAAGGTGCTTTCTCTATTCTTTCGGTAATCCATCACACCACCATAACAACTCAGAAAGTCTCAACTTCTCGATTTCTGATTTAGACCAGCCTGTGTGTGATGCCAACCCCAGTGCAAAGGATCGAATCGACTCTGCACTTAATCGGTAAAAAGTTTAAATGCTTCCTGAACTCGTCCATAGTTACGCAATGTCATGGTCTTGACCTGTTCAGGAGAAACATTACATAAATTGGCAAACATGGTGATTTCTTGCATGGCTGAACCCATACCCTTAGCTTGCATTTCGGCGGCTAAATGATCTTGAACCGTTGGCTCGCGCATCACAATTTCAGAGACTTTAGCCCCATCAATATCTAAAGGTTTCGCAAGTGTGATTTTATAACCTTCAGCCACTTCACTAATATATTTTGGTAATTGTTGAGTCATTTTACATTCCTAAAGCTGAACGGATATCTGCTAGAACATCATTGCCGTTAATGATGCGCACCATGTTTTCCACATCAATTTCATGGACCACAGTGCCACCAATGGTTTTCTTGTAATAGGTTAAAGATAGGTCATATTTGTCTTTAGGCAATTCGCCTGCCTTGGCTGCACCACTAGAAATTTTGACGATTTTCCCTGTCATGTTATGCACTACTGCAGTTACGGTACCATCAAAACTTTCCATGGCTTCACGTACCGTAAACTGGGTTTTGCTACCTTCTTTAATCCCAAACAAAGACAGTACATCTTTGCTATGCGAATTCAAGGTGAAGTCAGCAACAAGCTTTTCCATACCTGTGGTGATGTCGACTGGAGCATCCATTCCACCAGCACGGTATTCTTCGGTCTGCAGGGTCAACTCTGGCGGATTAAATTCATCTGTTTGCCCTGCATAGCCTTTACCATCAGCAAACAAGTTAAAATTCTTGCGAATATCCTTAGCAACACTCATACGTTACACCCCTTATGCAAAAATATCTTTAATGTAATCGTCCACAAGGTGCGAACGGAAAACGATGTGTTCCGCTGGATAAACAGGTGTGAAATCAAAGTCAAAATACACTTTGCCTGACTTAATCACGTCTGCAGCATTTAGTTCAGGATCCGCCCAACACTGCCCACCTAAAATTGCACCAATATTAGTGAGATAGCGTAAATAGGAATTTACACCTTCCACTACATCATTTACGTAATTCTTGGTAATGCCGCGATCTACTGCCCAAAGGTGAGCCGCTTTTAGAGACTCATCAATCATATCAGCAGTACGCACCACGCAAAGGAATTGCCATTTACTATCACTAGATAAAGTACGGTTGCCCCACAGTCGATAACCGTCTTGGCGAATAATGGTATTTACGTTCTTTTCGTTGAGTAGGTTCGCTCGGCTGCTGGTATCACCCATGGCAAAATCAATTGCTCGAGCAGTTCCAGTAATCCCATTAATGTTTTGGTTTGAAGGCGACCACCACCAGCCACGTTCATTGTCAGATTTAGCGATCAAACCTGCTACATGGGCACTCGACCATGAAGTAATAGTAGTACCATTCGTACCCGTCTTTTTAGACTTAGGATCAACCACATATATACGTTTTGAGCCGAAGTCACCTGCATAGGCGATTGCATCAGCATCATTGGTATTTGGACCATCGGCGATAATCACTGCTTTAAGTCGATCCGCAATTCCAGACAATTCAGCAACCACTGGGTTTGCAGTATCGGAAGTACGTGTATGAGTAAAGCCTGGTGCAATGAAGATTTTAGGCACAAAACCTGTAATGTTTTCAGCTGCAACGAAGGCATGTACCCCTTCATATTGACCCGTATTGGCATCCACCCCGCCCAATACATTAGCAAGCGTTTCAGCTTCTGAAGCACCCTCTTCAACCCTTACCACAATTACGACTGTGCCAATCTGATCAAAGATGGAATCAATCGCATCAGGTAAAGTACCCGTCAAACCTAGTTTAGCGGCTTCTGTGCGAGAACCTGCAATCAGAACAGGTGTATTAACTGGGAAAATTAGAGGATCAGCATCTGGTGCCGTACCGACAAGTCCAATCGTTGAACTGCGAACTGTTGTAATTGGACGAGAGCCATCATCTACCGTGATATTCTCAATCCCATGTAAAAAAGAATCAGGCATATTTTGATCCAGAATCATGGTTGATTTTGGATCTATTTTTTAGCAAATTTACTCAAGTTTCATTATTCACTTTTTCACTTTACAAACTGATTGCATACATCCATAACTCATCAACTTTGCTAGAAGGTATATTCAATATGCCTAGCATAAATTGAACAGCTTCATTACCACGTTCAAAGCGCTCTGACTCACTATATTCAATTTGTACTCGCTGCTTCATGATTGGATCTTTGATCGCCTCAATTGATGCTTCGACTGAATTGAGTAGACCATTATCAAGTAACGCTAATTTGAATTGACGACGAGTAAGAGCTGGAAAATTAGATAAATAGATCTGCTCTTTTTCCTCATCAGTTAAATAACGCTCAGGATTGAGTAATCTATCCGTTTCTTCTTCAGTCAACTGAATAAAATCCTCAGTGATTAATTCATCTTGAGATCCATCTTGTTCAAATGCATGAATTAAATCTGTTTGAGTATTTCTAAAGTATTTCATCTTATTTCAATCCATTTATAAATAGTGTGCGCTGTAATCATGTAAGAGAATCCATTTGGAACTGGATATGACAGAGTTCTCATTGCTGACTCATTCGTATTAATTAATTGATATCCATCGACAGTGTGTACTAGAGCTGTGTTATTACTTCCTGCTGCTGTAACAATTAAGAAGATTGGCTTGCCTGTGTTATTTGTATATACAACACCTGACACTCTAGAAGCAGTTAAATCATTAAAGGATTGATTTACACCTATTCCAGCTTGCAAAGATGTACTGATATTTATATTGCCAGAACCATCAAAGTTTGCATTTCCTGAGACAGCGCCTGATATCGAAATATTTCTTGAATATGCAAGCCTTTCAGCAGAAGGTGCACGTCCATCACTATTTCCAGTTCCTCCACTAACTACAGATAAAGGCACCATTCCATTATTTGAATAAACACCCCATCCACCACCATTAATGAATAAGTAGTTTCCCGATTGATGTCTAAATTGTGCTTCTGGACCATTAAGAAGCACAAATCCATTTGATGAAATATTACCTGTTATAGACAGATCACCTTGAATTGAACCACCTTTCTCTGTGATGATTCTTTCAAATGGTTCTTCGAAACCAGCAAAGTCTCTAGCCGATCTATACCATAAACCACCGTTTTTATATGTAGTCAAAAATTGTAAAGCGGGTGATGATCCAGAACCTAGGAAATGAACTACTGTTCGACTATCTGCTGCACTAATTTTTGAATAAACACCTGATATTGCATTCCATGCAACATCGTTTACTGAACTCGTTGCACCATCTGCCTTAAATTTAGTTGAATCAAAAATTGTAATATCACTTGTACCATCAAACTGAACGTTATTGATTCTTCTAGGTGTTTGTAATTTTGATGCTGATGCTGAATTACCTGTGATATTGGAATCTGTGTAAGCAATTTGCTTTTTAACTGTCCAAGAAGTGTCATCATATCCACTTTGAAAATGATAAAGCCCTTCAGCTGCTTTATTAAATACAAGGGCATTTTTTCTGCCACCCGAGCCATCATTCCATCCATTTAAAGTAATGAAATCACAAAATGCCGATGTGGTATCTGAATTATAAGTACCAAACCATGCCTGAAGGGAGTTCGCAGCTAATTCTGTTGGTAAAAGAGTTCTGTCATCTTTCATGACTGTACCAACAGCATTAGATGTTGCACTTAATTTGCTATCTTGTAGTTTTTTACCTTGTGCTGCCGTCAATGCTTTAGATGCATCATTTGTGGTGAGATCATCAACAAGTTGTACAACGCCTGTTTGAGCCATTGTTGCTGAACGAATGGTCTGTTGGGAAATACTTGTGATCAGACCTTTTGCATTTACAGTAATTGAAGGAATTTGTATTGTGGATGCATATGTATTTGCAGCGACACCACTGTTGGCTAAAGTTAATACGCATGACGGATTTGTAGAGCCATCAAAACTGAATGAGCCAGTTGCAGCTCCAGTAAAACTGATTGTTCTGGAAGATTGTAACTTAGAAGCAGAGGCTGCATTTCCTGTAATATTTGAATCTGTATAAGCGATTTGCTTTTTAAACGCCCATGTTTGTGAAGCATATTCGGCTTGATAATGATGTAAAGACTGTCCAGTCTTACTTAAAACCAATGCATTCTTTAATCCACCAGATGCTTCATGCCATCCATTAAGTGATAAAAAATCACAATAAAAAGTACTATTATCAGAGTTTAAAGTCGCAAAATAAGCTTGTACTCCTAGACTAATCTCGGAAGCTTTTAAGATGCGGTTATCAATTGGTTTTATACCTACTGCATTTTCATCTTTATTCAATTTTTGATCGTTAAGAATCTTACCTTGAGCTGCTGAAAGTGGCTTTTCTGAATCATCGGTGACCAGATCATTTACAATCTCATTACGAGGAACATAGTTGTCATGCACCCATGCTTGAGTGGCATAAATTAATGACTCATCTAGTGCTAAATCAACCACGCCACCATCTTGGATGTTAATGGTATATTTTAATCTGAACTCACTAACACCATTAGTTTCAGCTACTTTAAAAAAAGGAGCATGAGAACCATGAGAAATTAAAACGCCATCTGCAATCAAGCCAATTTCACGAATCCAAAAACCACCAACATCTGAAGGAATAATTGCCTCTACCACCAAGTAATTCGCAATGGTCGGATGTGCATTATATTTTGATACCGCTTGACGATGCACTTGATTAATCAGAGTGGTTCGCGCTTTACTGGGAGTCGGTACAGCACCATTTCCATCACCAAAAGCAATATGGGTGATATTCAGCTTGGTGGCATTGGCAATAGCAGAAGCAATAGCAGCATCACCGTTATTGGTCGTTACGTTATAATAATCACTCATACTTTCGGCTCACTGGTCGAAGTCAGCGCGGATTGATGCGCCACAATATTTTTTAGACTTAATAATGGATTGGCAGTGATAGAGAGTCGGCTCAAACGGCGCGATGCAGGCTTGGTTTCCCCCACCAGACGATTCACTTCTTTAAATAAACTTTCATCCAGTACACGCCCTATTAAATCTAGCTCTAAAGAAAACGTCCCTGGTATGCCTTTGGGTTCGGTTTGCCACCATTCCACCAGTGATACCTCATAGCCAAACGGAGCAAGTGCCGCTTTAATCGCATACGGAGTACCTTTCTTTTTATGTTGTTCAAAAGCCTGTTTTAAACGTGAGCGCTTCAAGGTCGGCACCCAATCATAGCGCCAGTAATCAATTGAAAATTGAAATGCCAAAACATCTAAAAAATGGTCTGGAATATGGTCAATATTAATCAGGGTGGTGAGTCGATGCTCAAGACTGGTTTCTTGCTCAGTCGTTTGTTCAAGTTTCCGCTCAAGATACGTTGCATTTATAGGTAAGAGACTCATTCATATGCCTCCACAGTAATAGCAATGTCCGTGCAGTGCCCTGCTTGGGTGGCATCAATCAGAATATCCGCAGCAGGTGATGTAATATCAACATGCTCAATCCCATCTACATGTAAAGCGGCATAAATCGCTGAACGACGAATACTTCGCCCAATCCTCTTTTGTTCAGCCACATAATTCTGTAGGTTCTGTTGTGCTATTTCTAAAACAGCAGCAGCTTGAGCTGTTTGCTTCGCATAGATGGTAGCTGCTATGCTATAACTCACTACAGCTACACTTTTCACCACTGCTTTATCACAGCAAGGGCGAACCCTTTCATCATCCAAAGCAAGTTGCACAATATTAATCAACTCTTGGGTAGCAACTCCCGATTCAGAGTCATTTTGCAGAATATAAATATCGAGATAAAACAGATTGCCAATCAGCTCGATCAACTGCGCTTTAGTCAAATTTTCCAGCACCAAATTATCTAAATCGACTTGTGGAGAAACCACTGAAACATCCCCAACCCGACCATCGGCACTTTCGGCATAAAATTGATAAGAAGACACAGGACCTGCAACACTGAGTCCATCCATCGCCAACAAATAGCGCTCTTTTAAATCTTGATCACTTTCATACACTGCATCAACGGGAGGCACAACCGTATTATCCGCAGGTGTAATAATTAGACGCTTCAACCCGCGATCTACTACCAACTGATCCAAATTGCTTCCAGAGGAATAGAGCACCAATAAAGCTTTCACATCATCATTACGTTGCTGGCGAAATAAAACTTCTCGATAGGCAGATTCTTGCAGTAACTTGACTACAGGATCAGATTCACGCTCCAACGTTTTACTCATTTCTGCTTTTACAGTTGCATCGCTATATAGTGCTAAAAATGCAGCCTTACGTTCTGCATAGACTGTTTCAAAATCAAGCTCTTCAATTAAGGCAGGTGCCGATAAACCACTAAAATCTGCTAAGTTCATTTTTGAATCACAATCCCATCTAGTCTTAATGGATTCCCATCAATGTTATAAATGCCTGTAATTGCCAAAGTGATTTGTCCAATTTGGCTACTGGTGACATCAACCTGACGCACATTAATTCGGTCTTCCCACTTGGCTAAGGCATCTGCAACCGCTGCATATAAATCAATTAAGGTTGCACGGTTAATCGGCGCATCAATCAACTCAAACAGCTTTGATCCATAATCACGACGCATCACCCGACTGCCTAAAGGAGTAGTGAGAATATCCACCACCGATTGCCGTAAATGCTCAATTTCGGTCAGGCTTCGCCCTGTTTCTCGACTCATCATTGCTGTGGCACCTGTGTTAGAGAACCACCCACATAAATACCGCCATGTTTATGATTTTTCAGACTAACGGAACCAGCTTTCACATCACCTGTGGCGGTAATATTTCCAGTGACTTCCACATTGCCTGAAATCACCACCTTGCCGCCGCTGCCCATTTGAATATTCAAAACATGGCTATTCTTGTCATATTGAATTGTTGTGCCATCGCTATACACCGTCACGGGATTAGCATCTGTACCCACATTCGGGAATTTGGTTTGCTCCAGAGCACCTAAAATGACTCCTTGAGATAAATCCCCACTGGCAGAAAGCACCAATACATATTCATCTTTACTCGGCGCAGACCAACTACGGTCATCGCCTGCCCGTTGTTTTAGCCATTCAATGCCTTCAACCAGCTCCCCATCAAAATCCACAGTGGCAACGGCTTGGCTATAATCCACCGTAACGACTCGACCAAAACGAACCAAATTAGCAAGGATGCGGTCAATTTGCGCTGCGGCATAACTCATGGCACCTCCTGATTGAATAATAATTCTTGATATTTATCTTCATGTGCAGCACCAATTTCAGGTGCATAACTAAATACTGGAGTCGGCGTTTCACCAGACTCAGTCCACACGTTTTCACCTACGACAATGTGAGTCGAGAAATCCACTCGCCAAACTTCAAAGCGGTCTAATTCTGGAAAGAATGCATCTTCAGAAATATCTTCTAAAGAACTGACACCTACCCCATAACGACCAAGGCCTGTGAAATGCTTGTTCTGAAAAATATAGAGGGCAACAGCAGCCGCGAGTTTACGCACATTAATCTTGGCACGACGCTGATTAAAGGTATCGATAATTCGAGCTTCAAAACGTGCGATCAGCGGCAATTGTTCTGTACCCGCATCACCATCAATATCCACATCAAAACTGGTAAGCTCCAGCAACAATGCAGGCAATTCCTGTGTTGATGGTGCTTTTCGTTCTTCTTCATCCCGATAAAACTGTACCAATTTGAAAACTGGAAATTGCGTCCGCAGTTTTTCTTCAATCACATCATGTAATTGATCGAAATTCACCCCTGCTATCGCATTGACCATTTCAATTCATGCTCCAATGTTTTAAAAAATTGTTCATGAAAATCTACCGAATTGAACTCTGCTCCTTCCAAATAAGCATCAGCCTGGGCTTTAATCGCTTGCGACTGTTTCTCAATTGGTAGTCTGGCTTTGCCAATTCGCTTAAATACCTGATGTTTCGACTTGACCACAAAGGCACTTACTATTTTGCGTTTACCTGCAGTCACCCCTTTTCGGGTTTGTCGTGCACCGAGGTGAATCAGATCCACATCATTCAAACCATAGAACAATTTGATCGAATAACCTGTCGATGTTTTAAGAATGGTGCTTTTTTTTAAACGGCGGCGAATAATGCGCTGAGCCATTTCAAGTTCTTTACTCAAACCACGTACAGTACGGGTTTGTAGCCATTTCGCCATACGGTTTAAAGTACGTTGCATAGCTTTTTCTGCTTGCTTTTCCGTAGGTTCCAACTCATCGATAATGGTTTGGAGACCTTGTAATTCGACATTTAATCTAATCACGCGCAGCCTCCAACTTCAGTACGGCCATTCCTGTGCCATCCTGTTGCGGATAGCTCATCACAAAGAATTTTTGACCATCGGCTAACACCAAATAATCACCACGTTTCACCCCTAAAACATCTGCTGATTTACAAGTAAATCGAGGCTGAGCATCATCTACTTCATATTCACCAAGTTGAGCATTTAAATACGGTTCATCAAAGATTCCTGCAATGGATTTATCCTCTGAGCCGTCCTCAAACTGCAAAATGGCTGTTATGGCAAATCCACCAAGAGAATCCGTCTGAAGAAACACATCCAAATTTTCCCAACTTGGCATAGGCTTTACTCGGCTTCTGCAGCAGCTTGAATCGCTTCAATCAATTTGTCTTTAGTGAGTGAAGCATCAAGCTCAATTTCATATTCATGTAAAGCAAATTCAATGAGCTGTGCCTTTGTCAAAGTAGCCAAATCTACTTCCTGATCTTCATCCTCGCTCTCAACCAAGGTGCCACGACCACGGCGTAACAGATCTTGTGCTAAAGCATGTGGAACTTCGACCTCATCACCTTTTTTACGAATTTCACCTTCAATTACGACGGCAGAAGTTAAAGCAATTACGACAGTTGTTTTCATGGATATATGCTCACAAAAATGGAAAGATAAGCCACCGCAGTGGCTCTTCAATTAGACAGTTTTCTTGCCGTAGCAAATGGACTCAGTGTTACGTAAAACAAAATCCACATCTTGGAAGCCCACAATGCGTAAACCGCCTTTAGCACTTAACGAATAAGGATCAATCGTGAGATCCAAACCGCCCCACATCGCAATGATCAAATCTGCAAAGTTGCCGAAGAACACGTCACCCGCTTCAATTTGATTGGTGACCTCAGTTCGATAACCATTCACGGTATTCCCTGGTTCCCAAATCGTGCTTTCTGTCCCCGCTCCCATTCGTGGTGCTGTTTTGAAATGACCACGCATGGCTGCATTAATCACATAGGACATACGATCGACATCGGCATTGTCTGAAGCAATTTCAGATTCCATCGCCACCATTTCAGCAAAGGTCGGATTAAGGGCTCCAAAGCTCACTGCGTTTACACCTGAGATATTTTTTAAACCTAGTGGCTGGTTATCTCCGCCTGTACCGTAATAAGCCGCTTTATCAATTTTCAAAGCCAAAGCACGGTTTAAATCATTCCAGACTAATTGTTCCGCAGCGGGTGAACTTTGCTGCATGAGCTTACGGCTGATCTCAACACGACCACCCACCGTTTTAGGGCTTAGTTTTAATTGACCTGTTGCAGGACTAGATGCAGGAACATCCTCTTCCTCACCCAGCCAATAGGCAGTTGCACCACCTGTTTGCTTTGGAATTTCGGCATCACCCACCAATCCATCTATAATGAAACCTAAGCTCATAATGGTTGAGCGATTACGCAGCATTTCAATGAACATATCGGAACGATGGTCGGTTCCAACCAAAGTTGCACCATTTTGAGAAGTACCCACTTCAAATACGCGACTCAACACATCTGCAGGAACTAAAATCCCTTGAGCTGAACGACCATAAGCCTTTTGTGCCGCTTCTGAACATTCAAGCTCAAATGCTGCTGCCTCACGGTCTGCTTGTGTTGCATTCGGCAACATGGCACGTACCGCACGCATTAAACTAAATGAATGCGCTTCATCCCCCGTAAGACCGATATTGGCATTGTTGCTTTTTGACTGCTCAGTAATAGGTTTACCCTGATTGTCATGCATACGCTCTAAAATTGCGTTTTGCAGATCGGCTGGTGACTTATTTTCATCAATGTACTGACGTACTAAATCACTCGC